CTCCTTTTTTTCGGCCCACTCCACGCCTGCGGCGCGTTGTGGGCTTCGTCCTGCGCTGGCGCTTCGCGCCGTGCTCGTCCTCGGTTCGCTGCGCTCACCCTTTTTTTCGGCCCACTCCACGCCTGCGGCGCGTTGTGGGCTTCGTCTGTTGGCTCTCCCTTTTGGGGGCTGCTCTCGGTCTTGGCGCTTCGCGCCCTCCGGCAGATATTGAGCCAGCGCCGCCCTAGCGAAGGCCTCGGCCTGTTTCCGTTTCACGGCCTTCTGGATCTCCTCGGCGGCGATCTTACCCACGGCCAGCTTGTACACCCGGCAGGGCTCCGGGCAGGTGAGGCAGTCAGCCCCGCAGCCCAGTTCCAGCAGCTCGTGGATCTTGAGCCGTCGTAGCCGCTCCATCCCGTACTCGCATGGGCTCTCGCACTCGATACAGGCTCCGAGGTTCAGCGTCCAGCGCCGCCCGTCGGCCTTTCTCTCTGGCACTTTCCGGCCCTTGTAATCCACCGCGTACCGGGCGTTGTAACAGAGCTGGCTTTCCAGCGTCTTGACGCTTCGTATCTTTCGCGGGTCTGTGCAGGTGTGTCGTGGAGCAGTGACCGTGTCCGGCGCAAAGAGGTGAGTCCCCAGCCTGACTTGGCTGGACATCTGGCCCGGCACGGCATGGAGAAAGTCATGGCTCTTTATCACAGGAACCACCACCGCAGGAAGGCGTAGAAAAACATTCCCACCGCCGCCATGAACAGCAGCACGACCTCCCAAGTCTTATCCGGCGGGCACACCGGCGCGGCCATCCGCCGCAGACGGCGCTTGTAGCGCAGCAGGTTGAGGCCCGTCCGGGGGATAATCTCGATGCCGTGATAGATGGCCGGGCCTGTCCACGCTCTCAGCGCCGCCCGCTGGCGGTACGACCGCATTCGCAGCTCTGTCATGCTTTCGCCCCCTTGTCATGGCTCCGCGCCTTCCGCAGGTCGTCCTCCAGCCCCTCGAAAAATACTTCCATGGGGCTGACCATATAGTGGCGGCAGAACGCCTCGATCTCCCGGCTTGTGAAGTCGTTTTTCCCATGACGCTTGTTGTACAGGGAGGCCATGGAGATCCCCATCGCCTCCGCCGCGTCGATCATCTTCTCCCCCGTCAGCGCGAGGATGAGGTCGAATCTGGCTTGGTTGAACATGTCCTATTTCCTCCTTGGTGGTTTTCAGCTTTTTTCCGGCACTTTGACGTAAACCCGGAACGCTTCGCCGAGGGACGTGATCTCCCGCGCCAGATCGGCGGCTTCTTTCAGCGCCGATACCAGTTTTTCGGCCTTACGGATGGTTTCTTCCAGTTCTTCGGTTTGGATTTCCACCGGGATTTTGACTTGATTTCGCATTTCGGGCTCCTCCGCCAGCGTCATGCGCTGGCCTTGTTATCGTCCTTCTGGGCGCTCAGTCGGCCCAGCTCGTAGCCGCTCTGCATGGCGGCGGCTACCGCCATGGCCAGCTCCGCTTCCCGGTCGGTCATCTCCGCCGCCTTGGCCATGATGACGCTGGCGATACTGTCTTTACTCATCCTGTCCGCCTCCTTTTATCTTACTGTGATAATTATAGTTCACATAAATATATTTGTCAAGAGAAAACTTCACAAAAATATAATTTTGTGATATAATATTATCTGAAAGGAGGGGAAGCCTTTGAAAGATCGGATCAAAGCGATTATCCAGATGGCCGGAATCACACAGGCGGCGCTCGCAGACCGCGTCGGAATCCAGCAATCCGCCGTCAGTATGTGGCTGAGCGGAAAGCGGGAACCGACCGAAGCGACAAAGAAACTCATCTGCTCCGAGTTCGGCATCTCCCGCCGGTGGCTGGAGACCGGCGAGGGGGAGATGATCGACCCGCAGGTGAGCAGCGACATCCAGTCCATCACCCGCACCATGGAGGGCCAGAGCGAGGCCAAGAAGCGGCTGGTCAGGTTCGTGGTCAACATGCCGCCTGATCTGGCGGAAGCGTTTCTGGCGTATCTGGACAGCCAAATGCAAAAAGAAGACCCCCGGACGTAGTGTCCGGGGGTCTTCCCTGCTGTGGGTGTTTACTTGTCTATCAGGTCGACTCCCAGCGCGAAGGCGTAGGGGAGCGTGATGGTATTGTATCTACGCAAGCCTTTCAGCCCCACATAGGCCTTGATCTGGTCTCCCTCCGTGAGCTTGTAGTCCGGCAGGGATATCGCTGGCACGTAGACGATATACTCCTCCGCCTCTCCCGTGTTGACCAGCAGCAGGATCCCGCTATCCTCCTTGGAGATTTTAAGGATCTCGCCCTCGATGAGGGCGTGGAAGCCGTCGAATACGTCTGGATATTTACAGATCGTCGGATAATGGACGGGAGTGAAGCCGTAGTTGTCGCCGTAGTAGAGATTACTCTCCATCATTTTTTCACCTTCCAGCGGCTCGTCGCCGATGGCTGTAATGGACAGTACGTCGCCTTTCCCCCTGACAAAGCAGATATTGTAGTATTTCCCGTTGTCCGTCCCTTTCGCTTCCAGCCGGGCGAAGATGAGCTCGTCGAGGTTGTACGACCTTGTCACCGTCTCCGTCAGGCGCTCCGTGTTTGAGATATACGGGACGATGGTCTCATCGACCATGGTTTTCCAGTCCTCCGCTTCCGCGCAGAGTGTCTCCACATTTTCAATTTTGTTTTCCACCAGCGAGACGGCCTTGATCTTTCCTTCCGCACCGTCCTCAAGCATATAGTTTTGAGTGATCCCGCTTTCGTCCTCGTCCTCCGTGACGAGTTTCATCCCCTGTGGCAGGGGGAGGTGATAGTTCCCGATGGTGATATAGGTTCGTCCGAAGCCCGTGATCCATGCAGGCCCCTCCGCGACGGCGGGCGCAGCCGCGCAGAGCACCACGGCGCAGAGCAGCGCCGCCAAGAATCGTTTCATTGTCCCACTCCCTTTTCAGTTTTCTTATATTTTACGCCTCCTCCGGCCCTTTGGCAATCCCTCCGTGTATTTCCATCAGCGCTTCGACATAAATTTCCACCTTGTACAGGTCTAATTGGCACAAACTTTCCAGCAGCGCCAGCACGCGGGCGCGGTCGTCGGCGCTCATCGGCCCACCTCCGCCCGGTACATCATCCGAACGACGCGGTAGATCTTCCGCAGGATCTCCGGCGTGCGGATCTCCTTCACCATCCGCAGGATCTCCTCCTGATAATTTGTCATGTGATTCCTCCGTCCTTTCCTCTTGTATTTCCGGGCGAGCCGTCCTATAATGGAGCCAGTGCAAGCGCTGGCCGTTGCTGATACTGGTGTATCACGTCGTTATGCGCGGACGCAATCCCATCTTTCTGGCGGTCGCCAGCGTTCGACAAAATTTTCTGGGGGAAAGAGGACAGAAACATGGACAAAACCGAACAGGATCCTATGCAGCCGTATGATATGGACGCGCTCCGGGAGCACGTTAGGGCGGAAATGGCCCGGCAGAACATATCTTCCCAAAAACTGGCCGATCTGACCATAAACTCGAAAGGCACCATCGACAACTTTTTGAATACTTCGACGGTTCCCGCCTTTGACCGGGTCTTCTCGATCTGTTCGGCGCTTGGCATTCCGCTGGATCCTCCGCCGGAGGAAGCAGAGGATCCCCAGCCCGAGCCCAGCTATGGCAGCGAGTACGTCCCCGACATGAAGGCCGCCCACCGGCGAGAAATGGAAGTAATGGAACGGAACGCCGCCGTCACGTTGGAAAACCTGAAAGAGGCCCACGCCGCGGAGATCGAGGCGCGGGAGCAGCACCTCCGCGCCGAAGTAAAGCAGATGCGCGTCTGGCGCGTGGTGGCGCTGGCCTTGCTTGTGATCTTGGTCGTCATCTGTCTATGGTTTGCTTGGGACGTGACCGGCGGGGATCGTGGATTGATCCGCTACGGCCACGCGGCGATCGGCTCGCCGGTCAGAGGGTGAGCGTATGAAAGCTGTTATCTACGCCCGTTATTCCTCGGAGAAGCAGCAGGAGATCAGCATCGAGGGGCAGCTCCGGGTCTGTCAGGAGTTCGCGGCACGGGAGGGCTACGAGGTCGTGGACACGTACACCGACCGCGCCCTGTCCGCCAGCCGGGACGTGGAGCGCCGGGAGGATTTCCAGCGGATGATCCGGGACAGCGCCCGCCGGGGCTTTGACGTGGTCATCGTTTACAAGTTCAGCCGATTCGCCCGGAATCGGTACGACAGCGCCGTCTACAAGGCCCGGCTCCGGCAGAATGGCGTGAAGGTGGTCAGCGCGTGCGAGCCCATCAGCGCCAACCCGGAGGGCGCGCTGATCGAGGGCATCTTTGAGAGTCTCGACGAGTTCTATAGCAAATCCCTCGCACAGGACGTGACGAGAGGAATGCACGAGAACGCCACCAAGGCCCTGTCCACCGGCGGCACCATCCCGCTTGGCTATGTGTCCGTGGATAAGCGGCTACAGATCGACCCGGCCACCGCGCCCGCCGTCCGGCTGGCCTTTGAGCGCTACGCCGAGGGCATGAGCCTCGCCCGCATCGCGGACGAGCTGAACGCGCAGGGCTACCGCACCCGGGCCGGGAAGGCGTTCAACCGCTCATCCTTTAACGCCATGTTTTCAAATAGAAAGTATATAGGCACCTATCATTACAACGGCGAGGTGGAGCTGGTGGGGCAAGTCCCGCCCATCGTCGACCCCGGCACCTTCCGCCGGGTACAGGAGCGGCTCCGCAAAAACACGACGGCCCCCGGTCGCACCAAGGCCACGATCAATTACCTCCTGAGCACGAAGCTCTACTGTGGCGCGTGCGGCAAGCCCATGGCGGGGGAGAGCGGCCACAACCACTCCGGGACGCGGTACTACTACTACGCGTGCAGCGGGCGCAAGCGCCGCCTCGGGTGCAAGATGCCCACCCTCCGCAAGGACGACTTGGAGCGGCTGGTGGTGGAGCACGCCCGGACGCTGTTAAGCCCGGACAACATCAAGGCGCTGGCCCACGCCGCCGCGGCTGAATATCAGCGTCAGGCCGAGGACGACAGCGCCGCCGTGTCCCTCCGCCGCCAGTTGGACGAGGTGACGCGCTCGCTGGACAACCTCCTTCGCATGGTGGAGCAGGGCGCGGTCTCCGCCACGCTGGTGGGGCGCATCAACGAGCTGGAGGGGCGCAAAGCCAGCATCGCCGCCGAGCTGGCCGATGAGCAGCGCGGCGCGCCCGAGCTGACGGAGGTGGATATCCTGCGGTGGTTATCCTGTTTTGCGGACGGATGTCTGGAGGATGAGGATTATATGAGGAACGTCATTGATATGCTGGTGAATAAGATCGTGGTACAACAAAACCCGAACCAGAAGGTCTCTGTCCTCGTGGCCTACAATCTTGCGGGCCGTGGGGATGAGATTTCTGGTTCGGGTTTGGTGGATGTGGTACACCAAGCCCGGCATAAACCGAACCTTTGCACCAACGCAACGGAGTCTTGCATGACTTTCTTATTATATCATGGATGCGCGATATTTCAACTGGCGGCGTAAAAATTCCCCCTGCCGATGTGGCAGGGGGTCTTGTTATTTGCGGACGATATAGCGCAGATAGCGCTCGACCTTGTCCGGCTGTGCGTCCGCGTCGCGAATGAAGTCGGCGGCCATATCGGCGTAGAAATCCGGGCTATGGATGCCGTAGCGCTTGGCCGTTGCGGCGTAATCGCTGTACATGGCGTTGGCCACCGCATAGAAGGCCCAGAACTCCGGGCCCTCGGTGGGAAAGCCCTCCTTTTGCGCCAGAGGTTTCAGCGCTTCGGGCGACCACTTGCCGCCGCGGGGATGGTTGGGATCCGTCCCCTCCATGCTCTGCACCCAGCGCATGGCCGACTCTTGGTCGATCTCGCCGGAGGATTCCTCCGCCGCTGTGGGGGAGTCCATCCAGACCGTGCCGGTGGCCTTGATGGCCGTGGGCTTGTGATCGTCCGCGCGGGTCATGCCGCCGTCGTAGTGGGCGGCTCCGAAGCCGAGACGGCCTCCGTCATAGAGACCCGCCCGGGGCGGCTCCGTGTAGTCCGGCTGATGCCGATAGGGATCCGCCGTCATGCGGCGCTCCATCGGGTAGCCGTAGGCCTCCGTGCGCCGCTCTTCCGGCCAGTCGTGTTCCCGCCGTCTGCGAGTCTCCTCCGGGCGGCGTTCCTCCTCGCCCTCCTCGCGGGGGCGGGTGAGCATCCTCATGGTGATACCATTCACGTCGTTCCACCTCCTGCCTCAGTGGCGGGAGCCGTCCCGTTGATGGACTCAAGGGCGTTGCTCGGCGCGCAAGCCGGGCGACCCAGCAAGCGGAACGTCCCGCCGGTGGCCGTGGTGACGACGACGGCGGAGTACTTGGTGCGCGTGCGGATGCCGCAAGCCGTGACCTGTGCGCAGTTACACTTGGTCAGCGGGTACTGGGCCGTCCCCGTGCCGATGGTGACGACCACGGGCGCGTTGATGGTGGTGGTGTCCGGGATGGACTGAGCCACGACGATACAGTACTTTTGGCCGTTTTGGTAGTTTCCCGCCGGGAGGTTGATGGTCAGCGTCCCGCCCGCGAAGGTGACCGCCTGAGAGATCACCAGCCGGTCGCAGAGCCGACAAACAGTTTTACATGCCATGTTCATCTTCCTTTCTCAGGGGCGGGATGACTCCCGCCCCGAATTGTCACCCTTACGGGGATCAGCAGCAGCCGCAGCCGTTATAGCCCGAGTTACAGCCGCAACCGGCCAGAGGATTGGCTACCTGATAGGCAGGGACGGGGTAGGGGGCCACCCGGTTAATGATCCGATTGGTCTCCTGACTCATCACGCCCGCCAGATAGTTGTTCTGGTTGGCCTGACTGGCCGCCAGCTTGAGAGACTGGTTCTCGGCCTGTAGGGTCGCCAGTTTATCCTGAGTGAGGAAATCCAGCACGGCGCGAGTCCCGGCGCTCTGAGCGTCGATGATGTCCCGGGCCGCCGTCTGCACGGTGTTGCGGGTATCGCACGCCTGAGTGGCCATGTTGTAATTGATGTCCGCAAAGCCCCGCTCCATCTGGCGCTGGGTCTCGCAGCAGCACTGCTGGTTGGTCGCGCCCATGGTGTAGAGCTGTTGCATGAGGGCCGCCTGCTGGCTAGACCGGGAGAGCTCCGCCTGAGCAAAGCCGTTGGCCATGCTCTGCTGAACACCGTTCACCAGCTGAGCCTGAGCGTAGAAGCCGTCGCAGAGTCCGTTATTGACTCCGTCGATCTTACGCTCGACGTTAGCGAAATCGCTGGTCAGGACGTAGCCGTCCACCGCCGAGCCCTGTCCGCCGCCCCGGTTACCGCCGAAGCCGCCGTTACCCCAGCCGAACAGCAGGGCAAAGACCACGATGATCCAGAGCCAGTTCCCATCGCCGAACATCCCGTTGGAGTTGTTTCGTCCCTCGCTTACGCCTACCGCGTAGCCGCTGGAAAAATCATTATCCGCCATAGTGTTATCGCTCCTTATCTTATATTCGCAGCGCGGGCCGCGCGCTCCCGCGGGTGCTTCATGATCTGATACCCAGACCCCGGAGGATCGCCTCCGGGCTTGTTCCCCGCTCCCGGGCCATGTTTTCCGCCATCCGGCGCAGCTGGTCGGGAGTCTTACCCTGTACCATTTTGAGGGCTTGGGCCATCATGGGGTCATTCCCGGCCAGTTGGCTGAGGATCCGTATGGGATCGCCGCCGCCCTGTGCGGCCTGCAAAAGCATCATGAGGGGGTTATTCATCCGCCGCCGCCTCCTTCTGGGCGCGGCGGCGCGTCTTGAGCGCGTCGATCTGGCCCGTCAGCTCCGCCACCTGATCCCGCAGGGCCTTCACGTCGCTTTCCAGCGCGTAGGCCTCCGGGGCCTCTGTCTTGGGCTCAGGCCGGGCGACCCGGCGGTACTCCGCAAAATCGGTCTGGCCCGTCTGGCTGTTAAACAGCTTGGTGTAGATCGCGCCGTGGCTCACGTCCGGGAAGATCATCAGGCCGCCCATGAAATCCACCGGCACGCCCAGCGCCTCCTCCCGGCTGGTGACCATGCGTCCGCTCAGGCCGTTCTGGGCCTGTTGGGCGGGCTGATAGGCGGGCTGTTGATACGCCGCCTGATACATGGGCGGCTGGTAGGTCTGTGGCATTTGATAGGGTGGGAAATTCGCCATGTTTTCACGCTCCCTTCTGGGGATATCTTCCCACAGAAGGGGAGAGAGCGCCATGAAAGGGCGGCGCAAGTTTCGGGCAAAAAAAGAGCAAAAAAAAGAACCGGGGAATCAATCCCCGGTTTTGATTGGCGTCAATAAATCTTCCATGGTACAGCCCAATACATGGGCGATGCGCTGCAAAATGATAGCGGACGGTTCCCTCTGGCCATGTTCCCATCGGGAGACCGCCAGCGGCTTGCATCCGACTGCTTCCGCCAGCTGGGCTTGGGTCAGCCCGGCGGCGATCCGGGCGGCGGCGATGGGGCTTTGTGCGCCACGGGCGCGGGGGCTAGTTCTGGGCATGGGATTCCTCCTTCATTCCGATTCCGAGCACTTCTTGGAGCTTTTCCAAATTTTGGGGGCTGGGCGACTGTACCTCTCGTTCCCAACAAGAGACGGTGCCAGGGCTGCATCCGATTATTGAAGCCAATTTCTTTTGTGTCATTCCTTTGGAGAGTCTGGCATTGTTGATCGGGTTGTCCGTATATTTACTGTGTGGAGCCTGTTCTCTTTTCGCTGGCGGCAGCCCTAATTTTTTCCGTATGCGGCAGTCAGCGATCCTTTCAGCATTTATTGTTCTCTGTCCTGTCGCATAGCCGCCCTTAGAATAAGGCAAGTTTGTCTGTACGGTTTTTGGGGATATCCCGAGATATTCGGCGATCTCCAGCACGGTCATTCCCATCAGGCACAAGCGGGCGACTTCCCGCGTTCGTTCCGACGGATAGATGCCGTTGGAGATCAGGACGCGGCGAACCGTCTGCTGCGACAATTTTAACTTCCGGGCAGTCTCTTTCATGCTTTTGGTGGCTTCGTACTTGTCGAGGATGTCTTTTTGCGTCATGGTTTTCCCCCTTGACTTTGCTAGGACGATATGGTATAAAGAATTTGTCTCTCACAGAGAGCGGATCAAAATAGCAACTTGCTGATGGATTCGGCGAGAAAGAGCGCGCAAGCGCTCTTTTTTATTCGCCTAACAGCTGGTCGATTTCCGCGAGGCGGGCCAGCAGAGCTTGTTTTTCTGCGATCAGCTTTTCACGGTCGATTTTTACGCCTCCCTTGATATGGGCTTTGTACGCCGCGTCAGTATTGGCGATCACATTTTCCGCGACAGCCTTTGGGACGCGGTAAACCTCGCAAACGCTTCCTTCCGGGATGCAAGTGCTCCAATTTTTCACGCTTCCGCAGCTTTCGGGGGCTCCGGCGATAAAGGCAACATCATCACCGACTCTGGCTCCGCTGTCACGACCGAAAGCTGCGGCGATGGTTTTTCCCGCGATTGTAATCGGGCCTTGGGCCTTGACCATCTCGGCGCGGAACTCAAGGACAAGGGTCACGGTTTCGGCGGCTGGGGCCTCATCCGTCTCCCCATAAACTGCCATCATGGCTTTCCGGGCCGCTTCCAGCGCATCGGCCTTGATCGCCCAGCGGCGGGAACTAGCGTCCCATTTTCCTCCGATCAATTTAATGCGGCTGACAAAATCAGCATTGTAGGGGCTGGCAATGTAGATTTTTTCGCCTTTGGTTTCAACTCTGATCGCACTCATGGTTTTATCTCCTTCGCCCGGCAGCTTATTCCGCCCGCGGCTTCTTCTTGGTTACGATATTATTATATATCTTTTTGGATAAATAGTCAATAGGAATATATAATTTTCTGTAAAAAAATTTCCGGGAGTTCAACTCCCGGAATGCTGGCCCCGACCCTTTCCAGCACCAACAGCCGCCCAAAACGCTGGCCGATCAGGTCGAGTGCCTTAGGCATCGACCAGTTCCTCCACGGTGATTTCCAGCGCCCGGGCCAGCGCCCTGGCGGTCTCCACCCGGGCCCGCAACAGGCTGGCGGAGCCGTTCTCCAGCTTTTGGAGCGTCACCAGCGGAATTCCGGCTTTCCGGGCCAGCTCCTTTTGGGTCAGGCCTTTTTCTTTCCGCAGCCGCCAGAGACGGTTAGCCAGATACTCGTTGGCATCGTTTTTGACGTTGTGGCGTGCGTTGAGCTTGATGGCCGCGTCGGCGGCGCTCCTGTTTTTTTCGGCGATCGTGGCCGCGTCAAAAGCCGCCCTCTGGATGTTAAACAGGTCGAGCATGCTGGTGATCGGGTGGCCCAGCAGCCGCACGCATTCCGCTTTCGCGGCCTTGTTTCCCACGGACGCGGATTCGGCCATCGTCATCCATCTGGTGGGCGCTCCCGCGCCCTGTTCTTCGATTTTTTCCCGGAGCGCTTTTCGCTCCTCTGTTACCTTGTCATAGTCCAGTTCCATGGTTTTCTCTCTCCTTTTCAGCGGCTGATTTTGTGGCCCGCCTTTTGGGCCATCTTTTCCAGATAGGCGGCCTGATCGGCGGCCTCTTTGGCGGTACGCATCGCGGCCGCATGGGCGGCCATGATCGCGGGGTTGTCTTCGGCGGCTTCCGCGTCCAGTGCATCGGCAGCGGCTTCGGCGGTCTTCACGGCGGCCTTGAGCATCCAGTAGGCATTGTCGGCCAGCTCCCACGCGGTGGGGTCTTCCATTAGCAGGTTTTCGGCGGCGGCAGCGGCTACGCTGGCCATATCGGCGGCATTGGCGGCGGCGCGGGCGATTCGGATTGGGTTAGTTTTCATTGTATGTCCTTCCTTTCGGCTTTGGCTTTTTCTTTGGGGCGCTCCCTAGCGCTCTTATATAATACCACAGTACTACTCATAATGCAATACTATTTTTGACTTTTTTCAAATTTTTTTGAAAACAAAAAAGCCGCCCGATTTGGGTGGCTGATCCATCACGCCTTGATGATCTGGCCATCAGCGGTGATATCCGCTACTTTGTAACCATTGATAACGCCGGCCATAAAGCTTTTCTGACTGGTGGCATAGATTTCCATCGTCGCATAGTTCAGCCAATAGGCCTTCCCGCGGTACATGATGGCATAACCCTTCATCAGATAATCCTTTTTGCTGTTCAGGTACTTCATTTTTATTTCCTCCATCATTTGGTTTTTCTTTTTATTCTGTGCTCCTTAGCACAGTTATATAATACCATAATACTAGTAGTACGTCAATACTATTTTACGATTTTCTTCAAAATTTTCAAAAAAATAAAGCCGGGGAATGATCCCCGGCGTTGGTTTTTACAGGTGGCGCTCTACTGTTCCCCGCCACCTGTTCACAATGTTTTGCACGGTTCTAGGGCTGATCCCGAGCTCGTCGGCGATCTGCTCATAGCAGATGCCGTCGAGGTATTTACGTTTCAGCGCTCTGCGGTCGCGCTCACTGCGCACCCACAGATCAATGACCCTCTCGTAATCCTGCCGCCCGTGCTCCATGGGTTAGCCCTCCGCGACCTCGGCAGGTTCGGCAGCGGAGGCTTCCTCAGGCGGTTTCGTCTTCTCCCCGGAGGCGAGCTGCTTCAGATCCAGCTGCTTCCACGCGGCTTTCAGCGCGTCCAGCACGACCTCCGATTCGATGTTAAATCCCATATCTTTCATTCTGTTTAACGCATATGCCCATTTGTCTTCCCCGAGATAACGGCCCAGCATGGCTTCCGCGGCTTCCACGGCGATCTTCGCCGCGTCGATCATATCCCGCTTCTCGAGCCACGGGCGCACGTAGCGCATCCATACCCGTGCCAGCAGGGCGGACATAGCCGCCGCCAGTGCGCCGATGATGGAGACGACCACCTGCGTCCAGTCCACCTGTTTCAGGATGCTTTCCTCCGCCAGCGCCCAGATGGGCGTGAGCAGAAGCACCAGTGCCAGTAACCATACCATGATCTTCCTCATTTTTTCTGCTCCTCGCTTTCCAGTTTATTGATCCTCGTTTCGTGCGCGTCGATCCTGTGATGGGCGGATTTCGCGCTTTCTTCCACCTTTCCCACCCGGACGGAGAGATTGACGATATCGTTTCGCATGGCCCGCTGTTCCACGCGGATGTCGTCCACTCCGTTAGCGATACCCCGGAGGGTGCTCTTGACCTCGCCCTGCTCGGACGCTCCGCCCCTCGTGTCCCGGCGGCCTGTGAGGATCAGCATCAGCAGGGCGACGATCATAGCCGCAAAGGAGATGATTTCGCTGGTAGTCATTTCGTTCTCACCTCCTTTCCAGCATGAAGTTTCATATTTTCTTGATTTAATGGCACAAAGTTTCATCCTTGTACCAAAAATCGCGACATCATCCATCCCGTCCGCCTGATGCCGTCGGTGCATAGAGCCGTGATCTGTGACCATTCTTCGCCCGGCTGGCGGATGGTAACAGGCGTGTCGCTCCGCACGTGCCAGTACAGGTTCTCGCCCTGACTGGGCTTGTTTCGCAGCTTCACGGGCAGACCGTTCTCGGCGTACACGGTGGCCTCCGTCATGGGTTCGATTGATTCAACCGGCTCGGGAGCGCTTTCCGCCTCCCACGGGCTGGCCCAGTGCGTCCATGGGTAGTCCCTGACCGTCTGATGCACCACGCCGTAGGCCGTTCCCCGGGCATGGACGCACGTCCCGTCCCCCAGTGCGAGGCCGGTGTGCTGCATGATGGAGCCTTTCTGGCGGTACAGGTAGACCACCTCGCCCTCCGGCAGGCTGTCGATGGTGCCCTTGCGCTTCCACGGGGCCTTACGCCACTGGCTGGTGGCCCCGCTGGGCAGCTCCACTCCCGCCGCCTTGGCGGCAAAGCGGGTCAGCTGAGCGCAGTCCCACACGGGCCGCCCGTCCCACTTGGCCCCGGTGACGAGGATGTTCTGGGCCTGATCGGGGTACTGCTGGGCCTGTTGGCGGCGGAATGCCGCCGTGCACGTCTGGCCCTTGGCCCCGTAGATGTAGCCTTGTCCGATCTTCGACCGGGCAAACGCGGCGGATCTCTCGCCGGTCATAGTTCGCTCCTTCCCGCCGCCAGAAGCGCGGCCACCACAAAGCCGATCAGGCCGCCGACGATAAAGCCGACCACAAAGCCGATCATGGTTTACTCCTTTCCATTCGGCAGGGGCGGAGCGATCCGCCCCCGCCTGTTCTGGTTACTCCGCCGCCGTGCCGCCGTACTCCGTCGGTACCAGCTCCGGCAGGCCGCTGTCGATCAGCACCTCCGCAACGCCCTTTTTCAGGGCCTTCGGCACCTGCTCAAACGTGGTCTTCCCAAGGATCACCCGCTGTGCAAAGAACATAGCCATCATGATACACCAATCCTTTCCAAAGATGATTTTTATTGCGAACAGCGCAAGCGCCGTTATCGCCTTATGTAGTCGTTTCATCCGCGTACACCACCGTCGCCATTTCGGCGATACAGTCCTCGATGAAATCGTTTCGGTCGCTGATGGCCTTAAGCTGGGCTTTCAGCATGGGCAGGTCTTCCTTGAGGGTCTGGGCTTCCGCCTGTGCCGCCGCAAGGGGGCTGACCAGCTTTTCCCCGCCCCGGTAGAAGTCCGTCCCGTCGTAGGTGTCGCCGATGGCCACGGGCAAGTCTCCGCATGGCACGGCGGACGGGAAGTCTTCGGCATTGGCCGAGTAGAGCCAGATAATGTTGGTCACGACTCCGTTTTCAACTAATGCATAGTTCATTTTTTCACCCCCTGTGATTTCGGATGATGACGATCCCCGAGCCGCCCGCGCCGGTGGTCGTTCCGTTAGCGGCTCCGCCTCCGCCGCCTGTATTGGTTTCTCCACTTGTACCATTACCCGCGCCGCCTCCGCCATTACCACCGGCTCCGACGGTCGAGCCCCATCCGCCGCCGCCACCTGCGTACAAGTCGCCGGTGGGCTCGCCAAATTCCCGTGTCGTCTTCCCCTGTCCGGCTCCGCCAGACCAGTACTTGGAGGCTCCGCCGTCGGCACCGTCCGCGCCGCCAGCGCTGCCCGCCACGTTTCCTTGTCCGTTTTTCCCGCCCGTGGCTCCGCCGCCGGAGGCACCTCCGCTTCCTTCACCGGCTCCCTGTTGGCTCCACGATTTTCCACCTTGTCCTCCAGTAGCGGATACACCCAGCGCGGACGTTGTCCCACCGTCGTTTCCCTTTACGCTGGCGTTTCCGGCCACGCCAGCGCCTCCCGCGCCGATCACGACCGGGTAGGCCACGCCCTTGGAGACGGTCTTGGTCTCTGTCGCCGTGTAACCTCCGCCCCCGCCGAAGCCAATGCCGCCGCCGGATGCTCCGCCGCCGACGCAGAATACATCTACTCCGCCCTTGGCATTCCCCAGCTTGGTAAAGGTCAGCGTCCCGCTGGTGAGCAGCTTGATCCGCCAGTTTCCGCCTCCGTCGTCGATCAAGGAGGCGTTACCTGTGTATGTGTACTCCGGCATTCCTGTTCCGCCTCCGGCGCTCCCGCCGGGAAAGTAACTGATAATGCTCATGTCATCCCACCTCCATGATGAGGATCGGCAGCGCCGCCTCCGGCTTGTCGCCAAAGGCGCTGATGGTGATACTTCCCGCCGCCTGACCCGTGGCCAGCAGCATAGCGGCAGCAGCCGCTTCCATCTCCTCCGCCGTTACCGTCGGCGCTAGGCCCACGATCAGGTGAGCGTCCGCCGCCAGTCCCGTCACGGTCACGGTCTGGGTGTAGGGGGCGCTGTCCCCCGTCCATCCCGCCGCCGTCAGGGTGGCGGTATGTTCGGTGGCTCCGCCCTGTGGCCGCGCCTCCAGCGCCGCCAGCTTGGCCTGTACCGTCTCTCCGTCCGCAACGGCGATATCCGCCGCGCCCAACGTGACCGCGCCGTTCTCCGGGCTTTTTCCATTCACCGTGGCTACCTTGGCGGCCACGGTATCTTTTATGCTTGTCAGGCTGGCTCCCACTGTCTGACTCTCCCCGGACGCGACCGGGATCTGATCCGCCGTCGGCATGGGGTGGACGTGGTTACCGCGCGACAGCCCGTTGTCCGTACCGGGCGACGCTGTCCCCAGCGCCTCCGGCGTACCCTCGTAATAGTCCACACCGTCCACCGCGCCCGTGTCGCCCCGTGGAATCACCAGATTTAGCACCGGCTCCTCCGCCGTCCCGCTGAAGCTGGCGCTGGCCTGTGTCCCCGGCGCGCCGGTGGTCACCGTCCCCATGGTGAGGTTAGGGGTCGCGCCCGTCGCGCCCTGTGGGCCGGTCGCTCCCTGTGGGCCGGTGGGGCCTTGAGGCCCTTGAGGGCCGGTGAACTCGCCGTCCGCCTTGGCCTGTAGTAGTTCATTTTTCGCCGCCGTGGCCGCAGCCGCCGCGGCGTTACAGTTGGCAATGGCCTGTTCCAGATCGCCGTAGCTGGGGATGGAGCCGCTGGGGTCGATGATAACGCCGTCGCCGCCCCGCTCCACATAGCCGGACAGCCGCATCAGGCTCCGCTCCCGGCTCCCGTCGTTACAGCGGATGATGAGAACGAAGCTCCCGGCGTACTTGTAGCACTGATCCAGGAGGGGGATGGTGATCGTCCCGCCGCTGACCGTCCCGGCGCAGCGGATCTTAGCCCCGTCCACAGGGCGCTCAAACTCGCCGAAGGCCGTCGCCCCGGTCAGGGTCGCCGCCTGTCCGCCCTTGGTGACGGCCAGCACCACCGTGTCCGCCAGCTTGTCGTTCTGTACGAGCAGCCCCGGCACGTTGAGATTGACCAGCGGGTCGTTCAGCTCGATCTCATACCGCGCTACCCGCGCAACGCTCTCCGCCATGGTCATCCCTCCTTCGCCAGCTCGACCAGCACGTTTCCTCCGTTTCGGCTGATCCCGTTGAGCCGGGAGTAGCCCGCAAAGTGCTTGTCGCCCTGATTCTCGTCGATCCGCTCCAGCCAGTCCAGCCCGTCAAACTCCGCGGCGATCTCCGGCAGCCGCCGCCCGTCCGCATATTGGAGCATCACGAGGTCTCCGAGCTGTGTCGGCCCGCCCAGATAGGCCGCTTCGTATTCGTGTCCCTTACTCGTCTTGATTTTCATTTCGGCTCGCCTCCGTTATGATGTCGGTCAATGTGTCCATACACGCCTTGATGGCGTTGATGCTGTCGATCCCCCGCACGGCTACCTCGTCCAGCTTTTTCCGCACCGCGTACAGGGTCGCCAAAGTCTTTTCGTCCATTGTTCCGCTCCTTACGTCGCCTTCTTGATAAAGCTGATACTGGATCGTTTGATGGTGTCTTTCCACCCGGTAACGACTTTGACGCTGTTACCGTTGGCCAGTGTGACGTTCGCCGTCGTAAAGTCCGGGATGGAGGTCACAAAGGTTCCCGACCCCCACGTGCAATCAGCGTTCATCAGCGATACGTTTGTGGCTTGGAAAAACTGTGTCGTCAGGCTATTGATGTCCATCCGCTGGGCTTGAGCCGTCCCGGCAAAAAACTTGTTGATGTTGGCCACTTCCGCGCTCAGGTCGCTGGCCGTCACGTATCCCTTGAGGTTGACCTTGTTGGCGCTGATGGTGATGCTCTCGCTGGTCTGGTTGATGGAAGAGATCACGCCGTTTTTGGAGACTTTCAGCTGGATCTCGGCGGCCTGACCGTCTATGCGGATGTTGGCGGACGAGATCGCCTCGCTGTTGGTTTCCACCTTGGCCACAAGGCCGATGGTGGTATCCGAGCCGTTGAGCAGGATCTCCGTGCTGCTCAGTCGCTCCCCTTGGCTGGCTAGGAGCTTTTCATTGGCCGTGATCCGCACCGTGGCCTTTTCCAGCTTGATCTCCGTCTCGCTGATCTTGTTGGCCTGTTCGTTGATGGCGATGGTGTGGAGGCGGATCAAGTCCATGTTCTCCACGATCAGCTCCTTATTCTTTTCAGCGCTGTTCCCGGCCCGGCCAGCGCCGCCCCGGGCCTTGGCAAGGTCGCTCTTGATGCTGGCGATCTGTTTCGTCAGGCTCTTTTTCCACTCGTCCTTCTCCGCTCCCAGCTTGATCTTGGTCTCCTCCGGGCGGACATAGTCGCGCTCGATGTCCACCACTTGGCTGGTAAAGGTCTCCCCCTGTCGGGTGATGACCGCCACCAGATCGTAGAGCCGGATCTTACGGTGGTTCTGGCCGGGCAGCATTTCCATATCCTGGACAGTGGCCGTCCCGCCGATGATGGGTTCCCGCTGTGCTTCCAGCGCCTCCCACGTCTTATCCAGCAGCTCGCCCGCGTCGGTGATCTGTTGGTCGCTGAAGACCATTTCTTTCCGCCCGTACTTGGCCAGCGCGGCCTCGTCAGCGATCCACGTCTGGCCGGAGGGTTTGTCCGCCGGATCTCCGCCCGCCTTGCTCCACGTCACGCCCGCAATGGTCAGCCGGGACGGGTCGTTTCCTTCGCCGGTGGCTTTCCCCACGCCGTAGGCCACCGTGCAGGGGCTCCCCGTCCGGGTCAGATACACGCTCCCCGCGTCGGTGGCGCTGTCGAAGATACGGCCTCGGAAGATGGGCTCCATCTCCTGTAGGTCAATGCAGCGGGCCGTGATGGCTCCGCCGCTGAAATCGTAATAGGGCACGACCCGCACCGCGCACGCCTTCGCCATGTCCCGCAGCGCCTCCCACGCCGTCTGGTAGTACACCGTCAGCGTGGCTTTTCGCTTCCCGGCAGCGGTAGCCCGGATCTCCCACGCTGTCCCCGCCAGCAGCGCCGCCGCACCGTCCGCCGGGGCGCTGTCCGTCAGCTCCACGTGTTCGATCACCTTTTCCGTCAGTTCCGCCGCCGCCGCGTCCGTGGCGGTGATCCGCGTCACGGCCAGCAGGTCGTCCTCCTCCGTCTCGTCCACCTCAAACAGCCGGAAACGCCCGTCTACACACCTAAAGCCGAGAAATTCCCCCGGACGCACGTCCGCGCCCATGGTGACCTCGGCCTCCAGCTCATAGTCCGCCTCCTTGTGGACGAGCTCGCTCACGCCTCCGGGCAGCACTTTCCGCACCCGCCGCGCCGCGTCGAAAATATACACTACATCCATTCGTTCCGCCAACTCGCTTCCATCTGGCCGCCGTCCGTGCTGGTGATCTTGTGTACCCCCGGCGTAAAGCCGGGCCGCCACAGACTGGCCGTATAGTCGATCAGGCTCTCCGCATGGGATCCGTTCACGGTCAGGCTCCCGGCCTTGGTGTCCATTTCCACCACCGCCTCCGCCGAAATTGTCCCCACCAGCGTCAGAAAGGCTTTTCCGTCCAGCTTCCACGTCAGCCCTTCTACCTCCGCCGCGAGTGTCTGGCGGATGGTGGGGCGGCATACGCCGTCCCCGCTGACGGCCATTTCCGCGCCGCCCGTCCCGCTGGCCCGGCTGATATAGGTGTCATGGGCAAATGGGCGTGGCAGGATGAACGTCACGTCCACCGTCGCGAAGCCGAAGGTAAACTCCGGCGCGGAGATACTTCCCAGCACCGCCTCGTAGGCCTTACCCGGCCAGTGGGTCGGCTCCAGCTCTCCCACGCCGTCCCCGGAGCTGGCAGCCCACCGGGCCAGACGCGTCCGGGCCTCCCACGCGTCGTCCCGCGTCCGGCACGCGATATTGATCCGCGCCAGATACTCGCCCTGTTCCGTTCGCACCGCCGCAAAGGTTTCGCCGTCCCATCCTTGGACGGTCTCTACCGCCCGCTCCGGGCAGCCCGGCGGGATCTCCTTACTGATACTGATTCGCGGGTGGATGTCCCGCACGTCCACGCCGTTAAACCTCATCTCTCTCCCTCCTTACGGCAGCCGAGACGCGCGGCTCGACTGTTGGCCCTGTATGGCGCTGATATCGCTGGCCGTGGCCCGCGCCACCTCGCGCCCGTTGATATTCAGCGGGATTGTCACGCTCAGACGGTTTCGCCCCAGCGTCCCGCCAAAGTATCCGCCGTTACTCAGGCTGTACGATGGCACGGCCCCCAGCCCGCTCCCGAGGCTGGCCGCCGCCGCGTTGATACGGTTGACCCAGTCCACCGTCGTAATATACGCCGCCGCGAATCCCTTGCTCAGCCCGTTTTGGGCGCTGATCCCCACGTTCTGTCCCGCCACGGCGGCATTCGCCCCGGCTGTATTCATCCCGTCTGTCAGCGACGTGTCCAGACTGTCGCTCATGTCCATCCCCAGTTTTCCCATCTCGTCGATGACCTGTTGTTTCTGCTCGTCCGTCAGCCCCAGCTGTTTCAGTCGGTTCGCGGCCTCGTCCTCTCCGCCCAGCGTCCATCCGCTCGTCAGCAGGTCAATGGCGTTCTGTAGGCTCTCGTCGTCCAGCAGCTCACCCTCCGCCTCTCCGATGAGTGCTTTCGCGTATTCGCTTCCGGCACTTTTCCCGGCCGCTATAGCCGCTTTTTGGGCTTCATAGTCGTTCGGGAGATATTTTTCCATTGTTTCTTTACTTGGCTGATTTTTCAGAGAGCCCTCTACCGCCGCCCGTGCTTCTTCGTCCGATTCACCCGCGTGGGTTCCAAATAGCCCAAAGATCCCCAGATCGTGAATGTCGTCGATAACGCCGACCGCTTTTCGCGCCACCGCTCCGATTTTTTCCACGATGTCTTCCAGCACCGGCATCAGGTCGTCTATGGTGTCGCCAAGCAGTTTCACGACCTCCGTCATTTCTACGGTTATTGTCGTCGTCAGCGGCTCCAGCTTTTCCGATACTCCGGCCCACGCGTCGGCCAACTCCAGCTGTGCTTTCGCCGCATCCTGTAGGCTCGACGTTTTCTCGTTGTAAGAATCCAGATTGGATTTATATCCTTTCGGGGCTACGTAGGTCAGCGCCGCAATGGCCTTGGCCTCCGTCGTTCCCGCGTCGCTCATTACTTTTTCGAGTTCCTCTACGCTCCCGCCCATTTTTTCCACAAAATTTGCGAATGCGCCCGTAGGTTTCCCTGTCGCCACCGACTCCTGAAAGTCGCCGGACAGCTGCTCAAGTTTAAGGGTGTCCTTAAACATGATCGAAGCATAGGAGAATATATCCGTTGCTTTCTCCATCCAGTCGGCAGTAAGGCCCGTTTGCATCAGGTTTGTCATGGCTTCAACGGAACCGTCGAAGTCGCCCGAGAACGCCGCCATGTTGAACAGCATCTCTTTCATGGCATCCTTGTTGTGCTTTCCAGCTTCTGCGGCTATCTCGTATTGTTCCATGACGCGGCGGTAGTCCCGGTTGCTTTCCACAAATTCCGTCATCCCTTGTACGGCGCTGGAAATGGTTTGCGTTACCGTGGCCGCCACCTGAAAGCCTACGCTCCCCTTGATGCTCCCAATGTCCTGTTGTAGGTTTTCGATCAGGTCTTTTACGCTCTTGTTGGCTTCCTCCGCGCCGTCTCCGATCCCGTCCTCGATCTGTTTCCCGACGCGCTTACTGTCCCGCCCAAACTCCTCCGCCTCCTTGTCCGTGTCTTGGAGGCTTTTTTTCATTGTCATCAGTTTGGCGGTGGCATTGCTTAACTTGATGCGCCACCCGTCCGTTTTTGCGTCGCTTTCCCCGAAGGCGGCGGCGCTTTTCCGCACCGCGTTGACCAGCATGTCTACGACCTGCTCCTGCTGGGCGATCTGTTCTTTTAGATTTCGGCTTTTGTCCGTGTAGTATTGCTGTGCGTCGCCTGTCACCTTAAATTCGGTCGCAGCCGCTTTGAGGTCTGCGTCCATAACGCGCAGATTTCGGCTCGCGTCCGCCAGCGCCTGCTTAAATTCTTGCTCGCCGTCCAGTGCAATGCTTGTCTTGATCTCCCGCACCGCCATTACTCGTCACTCCAATCCGCAAGGCGCTTTCTCTTGATCCCGTGCAGCTGGTCGTCATAATCCCGCCGCTGCAAATATAGCTCCATGATTATTGACGGCGGGGTAGTGAGCGCCTCCGCCCGACTGAGCCCCGCCGTCAGCCCGTAGCCCAAAAATCTGATTGCTTTCAGGCTTCGGCGTTCGTTTTTTTTTCGAGCTCTTCCAGCACTACGTCCGTAGCGCCCTCCGGCTCGTCTTCGTCTCGGGTCATGCCCTCCACAAAGGCCGTTTTCGCCAGCATGGCGGCCTTGCTGGCCTGTTTGGGGGTCAGGTGCTCCCGCAGCCAGTCCACCGTCACAGGTTCGCTCCCCCGGTCTCCCGCCGTGGCCGTGATGGCCGCCAGCTCCATACTGACCTCCATGGGCCGCTCGTTTTCTTCCAGCCGCCTGTTCATTTCGCTCAGGCTGCCAAATGCCACCTCCACGTCGAACCACGCCTGTAGGTCAAAGGCAAAGCGCAGCTCGCGCCCCGCCGCTTTCATTTTCAGCTCGGCCATGCTTACGCCCCCGCCACGTTGGCCTTGGTGTCCAGCCACGCAATCGTCTTGGACTCTTCCGTAAAGTCGACGTAGTCCCGGAACTTGTTTTTGCCGGTGGAATCGTTGACCACGGCCATGATGTTGCCGCTGATGGTAGGAGTCTGCCACGTGATGCTCCCCGCCTTGGTGTTGGCCGTTTCGTTGGCCATGGAAAGCTGGGTCTTGTGATACCAGTACGCCCGATAGCTCTCAACGCCGTTGAGCCTCCGCACTCGGTAGTAGCCAAGGCCCACATAGGGCGCGGCCTCGCCCGTCTCATGGAAGACCGTCGGAGTTTGGCTTTCTCCTGCAGTCTTTTTGACCCCCAGAATTTTTTCCGCCGCGTCGTCGCTGATATCGTCAATGTTGAGGTCAATGGTTCCGCCTGTGATGCTGTTGTCGCTCTCCTTGAGCGCGTCGTTAGCATAAAGGCCCTCGGTGTTGCGGTTGATGGTCACCGCCGCACTGATCGCCGCGCCGATCTCCACGCCCGCGTCATAGGTCACAGCCTGACCGGGTACTTCCGTTTTGATCGGGGCGGCTACAACGTGCTTCATGCCCACAAATGCCATTTAGAGTCCACTCCTTTCAATTTCCTTGCTCATGATGTACTCCATGGCATCTATCGCCTTTGGAGTCCCTGATTCTTCGATTTCGTCCACAAAGTGGTCACCTTTTTTGCTTTTCCAGCCGTAGTGCAGCACAAACGCCTTTTCTGCGTTTCTGACCGGCTTTTTCCGATGCTCTTTTCTTTCCGCTCCCTGCGGATAGACTTGGATCTCTAGGTTTCCGTCCTTGTTGATTTTGGGCTTTGTCGCCTTGACGCTCCGCAGCATTGCCCCGGTCTCTACGTGGCCTCTGGCAATGATGACCCGATTCCATGTCCCTATCAGGATCAGCGCACCCGCGTGCAGCATATCCTCCGCCATTGGGCCGGTTTTCTGGCCCAGCAGCTCCAGCCCTTTTGCGATGCCGTCTACCCCCTGCACATGGAAATTAGCCATCTCACCACACCTCGCAATCGAACAGGTGCCGGATGACCAGATCCTCGCCGTCGCCCTCGCTGTCCATCAGGTACTCCACGGCCACGTTGTCCCGGTGCTGTAGCAGGTCATAGAGCGCCGCTGCGATCTCGTCGTACTCGTCCCGCGTGTATCGCTCTACCTGTACTTTCCATCCGCCTTGATTGATACCATCCGCCGAAGCGTCGATGCGCTCATACTCGGCCCATGTGGTATAGTTCCCGCGCTTGGCGCTGACGTGGTGCTTAACGTCCGGGTCTACCGTCGCCAGCAGCCGCCCAAACTCCGGCAGTGTCATGCTTCCACCGCCTTTAGGGTCAGGTCGGTGATAGGCTGGCCGTTATCGTCGTCGTGGCCGTGATAGGCCCTCGTCACGTCGTAGCGCACGCCGGTTTTCGGCAGCTCGTCCACGTCCGCCTGCACTACCACCGCGTGGTTGTCAATCTGACGGTTTTGGTAGATTCGGATTCTTGAGCTGGCCTCGGTGTCCTCCCGCTTTCCGTTTGGGTTTACTGGCACGGTCTCAAAGTCCAGCTCCCCATACCAGCTCTTAGCCAGTACGGTGTATTCGTACTTCGGCATTCCGCCGCCCTCTGATACGTCCTCCCGCTGAAACACAGTGCAGATACCACTATCAAGGAGCATCCTCATGCACCGCCCTTTCCGCCAGCCATCGTTCCCGCCGGTATTGGGCCAGCCACGGAGGCATGGCCCCCGCACTGTCCCTGTTCTGATATCGCCACACGGCCAGATTCGTCAGGAGGAACGCGTCGTCGGCGCTTCCCTCCCGGATGGTGATCCCCGTCCGCTTGAGTTCTACTTCCGCCGCGTCGATCAGCACCAGCAGGTAGTCGTCCATACTGGTATCGCTCTGTAAGCGGTTTAGACGGGATTTGACCAGCGACAGCACCGTCGTTTTGTCCATGTGCGCCCTCCTTTCTGAGAATAGGGGAGCGGGCGCGAATCACGCCCGCTCCCGTCTCTTAGCTCTTAGTGACCGTCACCTTGTAGGTTCGCACGGTCGTACCGTAGGTCACCTTGATCGTCAGCACGTTAGCGCCGGTCGCCCACGTGGCAGATCCTCCGTTGGTCACCGCCGTAGCGCCGTTTTTGATCTCGATCTTAGCGCCAGCTTTGGCCGCCGTGGCGGTCACTTTGGCGGACGCTCCTGTGGTGGTGCTGGTGTATTCCAGCGTCTCCGGGTTAAATTTGGGAGACAGGCTCAGCGACCCTACTTCCAGCTTTTGCAGGGCCGCGCTTAAGGGTTTGCGGTATCGCTGGTAAAGGTCACGTCGTCAGCGTCCGGCGCAGTACCGGCAATGCCGATACCCACGAAGCCCTCCGCGATCACGGGCTTACCGTCGTAGCGGGCAGTGCCCTTGAATACGGTCTGATCCTCAATGAAAAGGCAGTGCTCACTGGTTGCCAGCTTTACGCCCGCACGCTCGGCCAGCACGTACAGCTCGCCGTAGCCGCCGATGATCTGGTTGTCCGGGATGAAGTTCAGGGTCTCGATAGTGCCTCCGATCACCGGCATGGTGCTTTGCATGCCGGTCACGATAGCACCCGCGCTGTTGAGGCTCATGGCCTCCACGGTCAGCTTGAGCTTTGTCGCCTCGTTCATGGCCCAAAACTTCGCACCGCTGGCGTAATCGTTTCTGGTCGCGCCGCTGATCGTCGCGATCTCCTTAAACAGCTCCACGCCGGTCTTGTTGGTGATGGCTTTGAGGTTGCTGGTGTGCAGATCGTCCCAAGTGCGCTCGTTGCTGGAGTAGTTGCTGGGCTTGCTGGTCTGCGCAAGGCGCGTCACAATGCCCTGCGGCATTTTGGTG